TTATTTATCAAATATAGAAATGGCGTCATGTTTCTTTTGAGTATATAAATGGCTATATGTACCCATTGTTTCAGTTATTTGAGCATGACGCATTAGTGACTGCAGCACAAATATATCTACTCCATTATTTGCCAAGAAAGACGCATAAGAATGTCTTAAGGCATGTATGTTATAATTAGGGAAAGCTTTGTTGAATTTCTTATGAACATGGCTATAATGCTTAGGCGCTAACCCGCCAAAAATAAAATAATTCTGTTCATCAAAGTATTTGTTCATCTGCTTTTCACGTTGGTAGCGTTCAGATAACATGTCGTTGATGAATTTAGGTAAGGGAACTATATCTTCAGAGGTTTCCGTTTTTGGTCTGGGGTATATAGCCCGATTAGAGATGTCCATTGTTTTATTGATGGATATCTCTTTTTTGTATTTATTGTAATCCGTCCAAACTAAAGCCATTGCTTCACCGACTCGCAATCCTGTATAAAACATTAAAGTGAATAGTTCCCGATAGTCCTGTTCTTCCACATCTTTCACACGATCTTCAAATTCTTCCCTCATCATAAATTTTGGTTTCGGTTTAGATCTCGGAATTGGTTTTATTGAAATAGTGGGGTCGATTCGCAAACCAAAATATTTTTTAGCGTAATTGATAACAACTTTAAATCCTGACCAAACTGTACGTGCGCTGTTAACTGAATTGATATTATCCATAAGATACTTTCTAAACTCTTGACATTGCTGTTGAGTGATTTTATTCATGCTGATATGACCAAATTTAGGTTGTATATGAAGTTTATATTCATTTTCTTTACGTCTTTTAGTTTTAGGACGCAAGTCACTGTTATCTAAATAGTGGTAAAATGTATACTCAAACGTATTCGAATCGCTATAACCATCATTCACTTCTGTTAAAAAAGTAGCTTCTGCACCTTTAGCTTCACGTTTAGTTTTAAAGCCACGTTTAAGTTTTCTTTTGTTATTTCCATAAATATCTTTATATCTTACGCTAAAGTACCATGTGCCATTTTTTGCGTCTTTGTACACGGACATTTTGCATTCCTCCTCAAAAAAGGTAAAAAATAATAAGGGTACGTGGAAGTACCCAAACTTATTCATTAGTAGCATCGTAATAAACATCGCCGTTTTCGTCGGTTTTTAAATTATCTTCTGACGGTGGTGGAATAGATGGATCATATAACGATGGGTGTCCACCTATACCGTTTGTTGGTAATTGTTCACTATTTGGTTGACTTGAGTTATTAACGGGGGTTTGTTGTTTAGTGATTTGTTGGCCACTTTCCTCTTGCTGATTTTGTTGAGTGTTTTCAGTGTTATTAATCTGCTGAGGATTACTATCTGCTAAACTTTCTGAAACAGAACTATCTACTACGTTTGATGATTGAAATTCCTCTGTATTATTACTGACTTCTTTTGATTTTTCATTTATCGCTAACTTTTCAACCTTTTCCCCGTTAAGTACTTTAATCATAGTATCTTTGTATTTATCAAACGTAGAATCGTCAATTTCTCCGTTCATCTGGAGTAAGTATTTACCATCTTCTGTTTTATAAGTGTGCGAATATAGTATCGCCGATTCTTTACCTAGCTTATCGTAGTATTCCTTTGTTTGATCTAAATCTTTTTCATCTTTAAATTCTAATAAGCGTCCGTTCTTGTATTGGCCATCTTGTCCTTTTTCAACACCAAAAATAATGCCATTTTCAGCTTTCATCGGCGCAGCCCCATAATCTTCTCTCGTCATTTCTTTTTCGTTATTTACATTCAAACCTGCATCTTTAAAACCTTTAGCAATGTCTTCAATTTCAACCTTATTACCACAAGCTGTTAATGCAATGAGACAAACTATTGCCAATATTAAGATTCTTTTCATTCTACAAATCCCCTTTAACCTATATTTTTTATTTCAAAAACCTTCAACGGCTCAAACGTAATAGAATAATTACCGTAGTGAGTTCCGATACCATACTTCTTTTTATAATGCTCAATACTTTCTGTCACAAAACTTTTTGAAACCTCGAAAAAAATAGCCATCTCATGAAGGTTCTGAACGCCGTACTCAAAAGCGTCTATAATACCTTGCAAAGTAATGACAGATTCATAAGCTATACGTCGTGCCTTTAATTCTAACTTACGATTTAACATATTTGACTGATCTATAATGTTGCCATATGTAATTTTATAATGTGCAATTTCTTCCGCCAGCACTTCATGTTTGTGATATGTAGATAAGTTTTTGTCGATTAAAATAACATCGTTGTCTAAAAATCCCTTAAATTCTCCCGGTAATTCAAATTTATCTTCTACAGTTATATGATTAAACTGATGTAATAAATGTTCATATTTCCCCAATTAATTCACCCTCTATTTATCACGAGATTTACGTACCATTTCTGCATATTCACGAATTTTAGCAAGTTCTTCTTCTGTATAATCGCCATCTAAGTGAGCGGCTAGCGTATTAATTTCCGAACGTTTTTCATCACTAATACGAGAATCATCGACATCATAACCTAATAACCACGCTTCGCTAACGTCTAAAATCTTCGCTAGAACATATAATTTATTTTGTCCTGGTGTAACTTTTCCGTTTACATATTGACTTAAATCAGTTTTAGATATTTTTGTTCCCATTTCTGATTCTAATAATTTGGCTTTAGCCACAACATCTACTTGTTTTAAATTTTTATTTTTCATAGCTTCTTTTAAACGAGCGCTTATTTTAGATTTCAATGATTTTTCCTCCTTCATTAGTATAGATATAGTATAAGGCTTATTGAACAAAAGTTCAACAGAAAAGTTCAAAAAAATTGAACAAAAGTATTGCAATGATATTTTTTACGTGTTAAGGTTTGTTTAGTTCAAAAATATTGAACAAGAAATGAGGTGACAACATGTGTTTTAACTACTCTGCTTTGAACGGAAAAATTAAAGAGAAGTACAACAGTCAGTATGCGTTTGCATATGATATGAAGATGTCAGAACGAACGCTATCATTGAAGTTGAACAACAAACGAAATTGGAAACAAACTGAAATGTTCAAAGCTTGTGAACTTTTAGGGATACCTCTAGACGAAATGCCTATTTATTTTTTTGCCTATGAAGTTCAAAATGATTGAACAATTTAATACGTATAATTCAACGCCCACATTGTGCAGATGTGAGCGAGAGCTTGCGATGATATGAGCGGCGCTAAAAATACATTTAACAGTCATTGCGATGACCGTCTGTTGAATGTGGGTGTTGAGGAGAAAAAGGAGGACAAATTATGGAAGAATTACAAATTTTTAATTTTGGAGATTTACCAGTAAGAACATTAGAGATTGATAACGAACCTTATTTTGTAGGGAAAGATGTTGCATTAATTTTAGGTTACTCAAATACTCGCGATGCATTAAATAAACACGTTGATGAAGATGATAAGAAAATTCTAACGTCGCGAAACACGACTTTAGAAAATTTGCCAAATCGAGGACTTACTGCAGTTAACGAGTCAGGACTGTATAGCTTAATCTTTTCCTCAAAACTAGAATCGGCTAAACGATTTAAACGTTGGGTAACATCAGAAGTTTTACCAGCCATTCGCAAACATGGTATTTACGCAACTGACAATGTGATTGAACAAACGATTCAAAACCCTGATTACATTATTACAGTGTTGACTGAGTATAAGAAAGAAAAAGAACAAAACTTACTATTACAGCAAGAAATCGGAGAACTAAAACCCAAAGCAGACTATGTTGATGAAATATTAAAGTCTACTGGAACATTGGCGACAACGCAAATCGCAGCTGACTATGGTATTTCAGCACAAAAGCTAAACAAGTTGTTGCACGAAGCTAGATTACAACGAAAAGTGAATAAACAGTGGGTACTTTACTCAGAGCATATGGGCAAGAGTTATACAGAATCAGACACTATACCAATTGTACGTTCTGATGGTAGAGAGGATACAGTTTTGCAAACCAGATGGACTCAAAAAGGTAGATTAAAAATACACGAAATCATGACTGACTTCGGATATGAAGCTAATTTAGGAGGATAACTAATGACACCAGAACAAAAAGAAAAGTTAAACAATATTGTATTAACACTTCATGCAGCTAAAGAGGACAAAAGCCTAACATATACACACAAAGATACTCTTGCCGTGACGTATGCAGGAGAGATTGAACACACTTACGAAGTCGACAGAGAGCAACACCTTGAATCAATGATTGAGTGGGCTATTGACCAAATCGAACAACACTTTGATTTAGATGAAGAAGAATAACCCACAATCGAACAACCAAATTAAGGAGGGCAAATAATGCAATTACTTAAATATGCAAAAATAGCACTCCTAATCGTCATCTTGGCGGAGGAGATTAGGAATGCTAGAAAAAACAGTGTTTTAAGTACTTTATACAAAAAACTAACAGTATATGACATCAATGATAAGCCTATTGTCGTAGTAGACAAGACCCAAACGCCTATAACTGTTGATGAAAAATACAAGGTATCGCTAACACCGAATTAACCCTTAGGAGGGTACGGATCGTTACCGTAACTATTACGTTCTCGAATTTTTCCGTCTCTACCATGTATGAATAACTCAGAATTATTCTTTTTAGCAGAGTCAGTGCCATATTTAATAGCTTCTTTTTGAGTAGAGAAGTTCTTAGCGTTTCTAGACGCACCTTGACTTTTCACACCCCAAGAACCATCACCGTTAGGGACTACGTGTTTATTAGATCCACTCATACTTTCCACCTCCTCTCATAAGGAGATAACAACATTATACACGAAAGGTTTACTTATATGACTACATTACTAATCGCATTAAACATTATCGCGTTCATCACATGTGTGACGTTGCAATACAAAAATAGATATTAGGAGGAGGTCCAAATTGAAACCACAATATTTAACAATAAAACACATTATGCAAATTGCTGGAGTATCAAAAAGCAAAGCAACATCAATCGTTAGAGAATTAAATCAAGAGTTGGCAAAAGAAGGTTTTATTACCATTTCTGGCAAGGTACCAATTCAATTAGTACGAGAAAAAATGCCTTACTGGGATTTATCAGACGAGGTAGTGGAGGGATTACATGCAGGATAAATTGATAGCGCTATTAATCGCATTTTCAACAAGTTTTGTAATAACTACTATATTCGCATTCAATGCGTACTTAACAACTACATTGTTTGTAGCAATCACTACTGTAATAACAACTTACTACACCGCGAAGTATGTGATTGGTGAATTAAAAAAGACTGAATGCTAGTTGCAGCTAGCAAACAGTCTGGAGTCGGAGTTTTTACAACATATTCCGATTCCATTCTACCAAAAATGGAGGAAAACGCAAATGTATTACGAAATTGGACAAGAATTTTCGAAAACAATCACTATAGACGGATTCAAATTTTACATGTACGTGGCTAAGACAGGATTCGGTGTCGATGCAACAATTCAAGATCGTGACGATAATACTGTAAGTGAAATCACAATCTATGACGTATCTGGTATGGAAAGTGCCATTGATATTTTAATGTATGAAACACGTGTATGGATTACTGAAAATATTGATAACTATGACCGCATAATGAGTAGACTGTTGGGAGGGTTTCGATGAATAAAGTAGTCACTTACTTTTATAAACACAAAGATTTAGATATTTATGTAACGAACCGTCCAACAGACGCTAACCCTAACATCAAGTACTCAACAGATAAACGTGATGCACGTAAATTCGATGGAATGGAAAATGTGCTAATCGATACAACGACGCATGATGTTTACAAGCACACTCACACTGAAACAGATGAGATTGAGAAGGTGGAAATATGAATAAATCAGAAACAGTAGTAGAAATCAACAAAGCTATGGTGGCTTTTCGTAAGCAAGTAAAGCAACCACTTAAAGATAAAAACAATCCTTTCTTCAAATCGAAATATGTACCTCTTGAGAACGTCGTAGAGGCTATTGACGAGGCTGCAACACCTCATGGCTTGTCATATACACAATGGGCATTAAACGACGGTGAGGGGCGTGTAGGAGTAGCTACAATGCTTATGCATGAAAGTGGCGAATATATTGAATACGACCCCGTTTTTATGAATGCAGAGAAGAACACGCCACAAGGTGCAGGGTCATTGATTAGCTATCTTAAACGCTACTCATTATCCGCAATTTTCGGAATCACAAGTGATCAAGACGATGACGGTAATGCAGCAAGTGGAAAGCAAAGTAAATCAGAGCCTAAAGCAAGTAGTAAGACTGTAGGTGCATTAAAGCAAGAAGTGCTTAACTTTGTAGAACTAATGAAGTCACTAAATAAAGATGTTACCCAACAACAAGCAGAACAAACTTTTGGTATTCCAAATTACACTGCTATGACTGAACAACAAGCAGTAAACACAATCAACAAAATTCAAACTATGGCAAAAAAATATAAGGAGAATGAATAATGCTTAACAGAGTTGTATTAGTAGGACGATTAACAAAAGACCCTGAATTCAGAACGACGCCATCAGGCGTAGACGTATCAACATTCACACTTGCGGTAAATCGCAATTTCAAAAATAAAGATGGAGAACAACAAGCTGACTTTATTAATTGCGTTGTATTCCGCAAGCAAGCTGAAAACGTCAAAAACTTTTTAAGTAAAGGTAGCTTAGCAGGCGTTGATGGACGGATGCAATCACGCAGTTACGAAAACAAAGAAGGTCAACGTGTTTATGTAACTGAAGTCGTTTGTGACAGTGTTCAATTTCTAGACCCAAAGAATAACAACCAACAGAATAACCAACAACAAAACGGACAAACACAAACAGGTAATAATCCTTTTGATAACGCTAGTATCGATGACGACGATTTACCTTTCTAGGACGTGATTAGATGCCTTTAATTACAAGCTACATCACTCAAGATGACGGCACAACAACTGTTGTCATCTCGGGTGTTGAATTAGGCGATAAGGAAACGCTACTACTCGATAACGGATTCGATGTAGAAGTTGATGTTAACGTCTTAGATCCGTTCCAAATCACTGACAAACAACGCCGTAAGATATTTGCCTTAGTCAAAGATATAGAAGAGCATACGGGCCAACCTATGGACTATATGAGGCATATGTTTATCGAATGTACAAGAACATATCATGGATATGACAACCCCATATCACTTAGTAATTGCACTCGAACACAAGCTTCACAAATCATCGACATCACATTAGATTGGGTGTTTGAGAACGGAATACCCCTCAGCTACAAAACAAGTGAATTATTAAGAGGAGATAAGTCAAAGCTCTACTGGTCAACGGTCAATAGAAACTGCGTCATTTGCGGTAAACCTCATTCAGATTTAGCACATAGGTATGCAGTAGGACGTGGGCGTGACAGAACTAAGATTAATCACTATGGCAATCAAGTATTAGCATTATGCCGTGAACATCACACAGAACAACACAACATTGGAATGGATAGCTTTAACGACAAATACCACCTGCACGACAGCTGGGTCGATGTAGATGAGCGACTTAATAAAATGTTGAAAGGAGAAGCAAAATGAAAAAAGAGGATTGTATCATTTATTTATCGTTAATTCTTTTAAATTTAATAGCGCTTGTTCTTTCGGTAATTTCTCTGATAGTTCAGTTGTAAAACGCGCATACTGGTAAATATCTCAAAGTTATATGAATTTAATAGAACTTTGAAAGGAGAGAAAGGGTTATGATTTTAGGCCAAAAGATAAAACAACACCGCCTTAATTTGGGTGAAACGATGACTGAATTTGGAAAACGCTTTAATGCCAAAAGTGGTGTTGTATCCAATTGGGAGAATGGTATACAAAAACCTAACAACAAAAGGATGAAAATTTTAGCTGATGAAATGGGAGTAACTGTATCAGAGCTATTAGGAAGTGATAACGATGATTGATCAACCAAGTTACTATTCAATTATTCCTGCAAGCGTAAGGTACGACAAAGATTTAAAACCTATGGAAATCATAATGTATGGTGAAATAACCGCACTGGCAAACAAATACGGCTATGCCTACGCTAGCAATAGTTACTTTGCAGAGCTGTATCAAGTCCACAAAAAAACAGTATCGAATTGGATTAACCATTTAAAAGAAAAAGGCTACATTCGTACTGTTGTTACAAGAAACGAAGATATGTCTGTGAAAGACAGAAAAATTTATATTATACCCCCCTATGAACAAAAAGATGGAGAGGGGTATCCACAAAAAGATTCCTACCCTATCCACAAAAAGACGGAAGAGAATAATACAAGGTTTAATAATACAAGTATTAATAGAGAAAGAGACGAGACATCTAAATTATTCCAATTAATTATTAAAGAATTAGGAATTATTCATAATCCTTTAAATGCAGAACTACTAGAACACGCCATAGCCCGTTTTGACGAAAATAAGGTAGATATAGTGGAAGTTGCTATTAATTACTGCAAAAAGAATAAAAAAGGTATCGGCTACCTTATAAGAATTTTAGAAGATTGGGGTGCAAAAGGTGTGCGTAATAAAGAAGATGCCACAAAGAAAGTCACACCCCAAAAAGTTAGTAAGTCAAATGACTTTTTAACCCAAAAAAGACAAGAGTTATTCGGAGGTTGATTCTATGGCTATGACAGAGCAAGAGGCTTTCCAGCTTATCTCGTTAGTGAGTGATACCTACAATATAGAATTCCACGAATCTAAATATAAGGCGTGGGTATCTATCCTTACTAAAGATGGCGATTATAAATCCTCTGAAAAGAAATTAAGAAATTACATCAAACAAAGTAAATATAAACCAACCATAGCTGACGTATTAGCAACCAAACCTAAAGTATTTGAAATGGAAGAAAAACCGATAGAAGAAACCCACCAGTATAAATTAGAAAACGACCCTGAATACGCTAGAAAATGGCAAGAAGTAAAGCGTAAAGGGCAAGCATTCATTAAGGAGCTACGCAGCAATGATTGATCGTTTAAGTACAGAAGAAGCGATACTTTGCAACTTGATGAAACACCCTGATTTGTACAGCAAATTCAAATTAAAATCTGAAATGTTTGAAGATGATGATGTAAAAGCGATTATCGGTTACATCAGAGAAGTTGGACGTATCAACGCAAACGAAATTTATTTCAAGTGTAGAGATGACAAAGACTTTGTTAACGTTAAAAGATTTAATCAGATTGCTAAGTCTGATGCCACAGACCCTATATTCTTCATGCAGGACCAAATCAATTTATTGAATGACTATGTAGCTAGAAAAGCTATAGAAAAAGTTGATAACTTCACAGTAAATCCTGATAAGGCAAGCATGTTGCAACTGTTAGAGGAGTTAGAAGAATTAAAAGGGTTAAATATCGAACAGAGTAATAAGACAGATGAATTCTTAGCTAAAGTTATGGAATCCGTATTGAGTGAAAAGCCGAAAGAGATTATTAAGACAGGTTACGGATTGCTTGATTATAAAATACACGGCTTTGAAAAAGGTCAACTAAATGTCATAGCAGCACGTCCATCAATGGGTAAGACTGGATTTGCGTTAAACACGATGTGGAATATTGCGAAAGCTGGATATGAAGTTTCATTCTTTAGTCTTGAAACCACTGGAGATTTAGTAATCGAAAGAATGGTCGCGATGATTGAGGGTGTACCTTTGAGTCATATTAAGCGACCAAATGAGTTAAGTCCTGAATCGACAAATAAAGTAATGGACGGACTAAATAAAATCAAACGAGCAAACATTAATATTTTTGATGAAAGTTCGTTAACACCAGCTCGGATTAGAGAACAAGCGTCAAAGCAATCAGACAAACCACAAGTGATATTTATTGACTATTTACAACTTATGCAATCAGATACACCGACGAATGATAGACGGGTTGATGTAGAAAAGATAAGTCGTGACCTTAAAATTATCGCAAATGAAACAGGGAGCGTCATAGTGCTGCTTTCTCAACTAAATAGGGGTGTAGAGTCTAGAAATGATAAACGCCCTATGATGAGTGATTTGAAAGAATCTGGAGGCATTGAGGCAGACGCAAGTATGATATTCATGTTGTACCGAGATGATTACTATAACCGTGATGATCATCAAGATAACGATAAATCAGATTTAGAAGTGAACATCGCTAAAAACAAAGACGGGGAAACTGGTGTCGTTAATTTTGAATATTACAAATCTACGCAGAGGTTCTTCACATGAGCATCTTAGAATTCCAAGAGTTGTTGAGGTTGTTATACACAGAAGATTATCAAAAAGATAATTTTATGAGGCTTAAAATGCTGCAACTTGGTTGGGCTGTTGAAAGGTTACTAGAACGCAATGAGTTGTCACTATTCGATGATTATGACGAAAAGTCTAAATTGATATATCAAGAGGCTGATATGGAGCAAAGGAGCAGACATGACAGAAACTAGAATCGAAATATTTTACCTAGAAAATGATAGAAATCTTGGTAATCCCAAAGGGGCGTCTAGACCGAGATTTAGTGGTGGTGGGCATACTTATATGCCTGCACCCTATGTGAAGCATAAAAAATTTGTAGCTGATCAACTACCACATTTGATGATAGATAAGCCGATAAGACTAACGGTTGAATTTTACTTCAAACCTAGTAAGTCATGGCCGAAGTATAAAAAAGAAGCGTGTATAGGAAATCCTCACACTATAAAGCCTGATATTGATAATTTACTTAAGACGATATTAGATGCAGGTAACAATTTATTATGGGTGGACGACACACTGATTTATGAAATCAGAACATTCAAAAAATATGCAGAGACTGCACGCACGGTATTAATAATTAATGAAATAGAAGGTGATTAATATGCATACAGTATTAGCATTACATCGTAACGGAGAGAAGCCGACAATAACATCTCATGATGAATTCGAAAAATCGAAAATGGAACAAGCCTATCAAAGATATAAAACGAAAAGAAAAGAGAAACCATGGTTAATTACAGTACCGCAATCAGTTAAAGCTAGCAGGGCGTACTATGATTTATGCGACTTTGTAGGCGTGCCTAGAGAAATGCCGAAAATGAAAGTGCGAAAGATATTAGAACCTTTACTTAAATTGCCAGAGATACCTAATGACCGTTCGGCAGTACATGAATATAAAGGGCAAAAAATAACAACGCTTCAACTTGCAGCATTAACAAATACTAGTAAAACCACTATTCGCAAGAGATTAAACAGAGGTTGGTCTATAGAGAAGATTTTAAAAATTAGCGGGGTGATCTAAATGAAGCTAAAAATCCGTGATTTAAACATCGACGATAAGGTTTCATTCTATGTGGATGAACAACGCTATGAAGGTGTTGTTACAGAATTAATATATAACTTCAAAGGCAAAGAAATGGCACAGGTAGAGTTAGAAAATGCTTGGTATTACAACATTACTGATGATGACGATTGGGAGGTTATTTATGATTGAATTTGATTACAATGAAATTTTAAAAGCTCAAAAAGAAGAGGAGAACAGTATGCGGACAGAAGCGATTAATGCAGTAGTGGATAATGTAAACCAACCACCGCATTACCAATTCGGCAAATTTAGCGCAAACGTAATCATAGAATTGGTCGGTAAAACGTACAAATCAGCTTCAGTTTTCTACCACGTAGGCAATGCATTGAAATACTTAATGAGAGCGCCTAGAAAGAATGGTTTAGAAGATTTGAAGAAAGCTAAGCAAAGTGTTGAATTTGCTATCGATTGTTGGGAGGTTAAGTGATGAATACATTCCACTTATACAATGCAGGAGGAGAAAAGGTGCTTATTGTGCACGAAACTTTCGGCGGCTACATCATGGTTGGTTTACCGAAAAGACAGTATAGCCACATCGACGGTTATTATCCTACTAAGGAATTTAATGATTTCAAAGCTAGACACAATCTGATGTATGCAGAGGAGTTAGGCAGTCAGATAAGTATATTTGATATGTAGGGGGAGAGATGATGAATATTAAACAGTTAAAAAGAGGATTCCATTATTCAGAAAACGATAATCCGTGGACGTGTGAAGATTGGTTATATCAAGTGGACAAGAGTAATAAAAGTAAAGCGGTTTTTTACGGATATGACGCCAACTTATTTCCAATGCCTAATTTTAGTGTGGTTAATAAAGAACATAGAGAAAAGGTTACCAAAAAAGCTTTAGAGTATTTTAAAGATTATGATGGTGAAATTTGGTTTGATGACGTGAAAATTAAATAATTGGAGGTTATGCGGAATGGCAAAGATGAAGGTTAAAAAGGAAATGACTTTGGCTGAACTGATTCAGTGGGGTAACAAGAATGAAATCACGAATAAAACTTTTATAAATGTCTTAGATGATGAAGTTAGATTTGTGGAAGACGGTTGGATTGAAATATCAGATACTATCCATCCTAAAGCGTTTTTTAAAGTCGAAGAAGAAATCACAGAAGATACGAAAATACCCGTGTTAGTTGGAATGTACAAGCGGAATAAGAATACTTACTATTCAATTATTAAACATAATACGAGTATCATCTCTGAAAAAGACAAAACACCTGTAGCCTTCTACATGCTAAACGATGATATGACAATGACGCTGATATGGCGTAATGGGGGAATGGTGGAATGAGTGATTTTATTACATTAGAAAAAACTGATTGGTACAAAAAGTTAATTCAAGAATGTGACGCATACAAATCAGAACGTGACACACTCATCGAAGATATTACCCGTTTACGTGCAGAACGTGATGAATTAAGCAAAAAATTAGATGAGTACTGCAACGTATCCTTAAACATTGAAGGACAGTTAGTAGAAGTATCTAAAGAGCGTGACGAATTAATATTAAGCAACGCAAGACTTATAGATGATAATACAAGACTGAAACGCAAACTAAACGATGTGGTGGAATTATTTACCCGCCACATCAACTATAAGTTATCAGTCAGTCATAACACGTGGTACATCAATTTACGACATAGATTAGATGAGGTGCTTAAGAATGACACTAGATAAACAACTATACATTTTCAAAGCTAAGGTATTGCGTGTCATCGACGGGGATACATTGGTTATCGATTTAGATATGGGATTTGAAACACACACGATCAAGCGTGTTAGATTGCTGGGGGTGGATACGCCAGAACGAGGGCAAGTTAATTACAACGAGGCTAAAGCATTTACGACTGGCACTGTGCTAGGTAAGGACGTGTACGTGCAGACGTATCAAGCCGATGTATTTGGTAGGTACCTAGCTGATGTGTGGTATCGAGAGGGAGATAACGAATTTAGATTGAGCCATGAATTAACTGTACGTGGGTTAGTTAAGGAAGGCAGTAAATGGAATGAGGAGGACGAGTAGATGTCGACATGGATTCTTGTATCTACGATTGTCGTTTGTACATTAATGGAGTATTTCTTTCACCGTCGATTCAACAATAGACATATAGACAGATTGTGTACCTTTGTTTTTATGGCAATTGTTGGTGTACTAATCATTTATGCAGCTAGATTTGATGGTTTGCAAGGCTTGGCTTTTGTCGCAGCAATTTTAATTGCAAATGCAATATACGAAATTAGAAAACTTAATCTCACTAAGGAGGATAAATAGATGGATAAATTAATCAAACAAGTAGAACAGTGGAGCATTGATAAAGGATTACACAATGGAAACCCTGACAGACAAGCGCTGAAAGTGTGGGAGGAATCGGGAGAAATTGCAAAAGCTATGTCACGTAACCGTATAGAGGAATTAAAAGACGGTATAGGTGACACAGTAGTTACATTAATAATTTTGGCACAACAACACGGCTGGACATTAGAGGAGTGTTTACAATATGCGTATGACGAGATTAAAGACAGAACAGGCGAAACAAGAAACGGAACATTCATCAAATCCGACGACTTGTAGTAAAGATATACTACAAATTGTTAAAGACATATTAAACAAGGAGTGATCAAATGAAAACGGTAGAGACAAATTTTATTATTGAGGTTAACGAAGGGATATATTTGAGAATTAATCGTTCAGAGGGTAGTTGTACTTTCACAGAAGATCCAAACCGTGCTAGTGCCTTTCTTGTAGGAGAAGATCCTACTGCTGAAAAATATGCCGAAAAATGTGGTGGCGAGATAAAACGTTTTACAGCAACTTATGAGGTGGAGTGATCATATGAAATATTTAAGTGTGGTATTACACACGCTGGTAACGATTCTGATTTATGAGGGTGCTAAGGCATTGATGAATGATATGTACCTGCAAGATGAAGTTGATACGGAGGAATATTAGATGTGGTGGATTATATTGTTTGTGATATATACGTTATTGCTACTAGGATTCATCACTGAAAACGCACAACTTAAAGGCAAATTAGAGGCTAGGGAATATGAAAAGCGAGTATTAGAAAGTAGATTAAGACACTTTGAGGGGGAACGTAATGTATAGCAAAGAAGCCATACTTAATATGATTGGTACACATAAAGTTAAATGTAATGTAATAGCTGATGCAATTCCTGAATACGATAGTAATTCAATCGCGCAATATGGTATTCAAGCTACACTGCCTAAAGCGCAAGGAGAGAATAACAGTAAAGTTGAGGATATTGTTATTAGATTGGACAGAACTAATAGACGTTACTCACAAATGCTGGAAGAAATAGAATTTATTAATAAGGCCCAACAAAAACTAGGTACTATTGACTTTTGTTTTCTTGACTTATTAAAAAAAGGTTACAACAGGGAAGATATTATTAAGAAGATGCCTAATTCTAAAATAAATAGAAATAACTTTCTTGCCAAACGTGATGAACTAGCAGAGAAAATATACTTATTGCAGTGACGAAAATGACGAAAATGACAGAAATGACGAAAATGACACTATTTTGAGTATATCCAAAAGTTTTATATAATAAATATGTGCTTAATGTAAGCACTGCGATGACGACATTTTCCCTCCTTTCAAAATTGTGGTTTCATCTATTTAGTGAAGTTGATTAGTAACTAGACTAGGCGTCCAGAGCAACTGGGCGTCTTACTTTATGCTGATATGAGTGTATGTATTTAGTAGCATATGTTCATATGAGTGTGAAGCTCAAATAAAATAACAAAACATAATCACTAGGCACTGTATACGCGCAGTGTCTTTTTTGTATTTAAATCTATAGAGTAATTAACGTAAAGGCGTGTGATAAATGAGATGAAAAACTTGGAAATTAAATTGGATATCGTATCGGAATTACTATGGTTATACGATAGGTTGTGTGATAAAAGTGGTCGATTGGAATGGGTAACAGAAGAAAAACAAAAAACTGCATATACCTTGTTCAAAAATGAAGTTTTTGTATTTTTGTTAAAGAAGGGTTTTATTTCAAAAGATATAGAAATTATTCAAGACGCACATAAGTATATACTTAAAAAAGACAAAACTAAAATAGCAGCTCAAAAGAGAAGGCATGATAAAAGGAAAGAGTTTTCGTTAAATCAAATTGAATGGGACGAGACTAAGTTTTATTTCGGTTATGAATGTTCATATTGTGGTAATTCAGATAAATTAACGTTTGACCACTTCATTCCACTTTCTAAGGGTGGAACTTTTGCTAAAAACAATATATTACCAGCTTGCACTAGATGTAATTCGAGTAAACATAATCACGACTTTAACGACTGGTATAAAAAGCAAGAATATTATGACAGAGAAAGAGAAAATAAAATTTACGCTTTCCTGGAAAGTGCCAATAAATGCTAATTTTAAAGGGGGCGTTTCTTTTTGAGCGATAAGATGAAAAACGCGATAAAACTCATGGTTACGACTGGTATGAGCCAAAAAGAAATTGCTAATAAAATTGGCGTTGAAGAATCGACAATCAGTCGTTGGAAAAAGAGAGAAGATTTTAAAGCTGAACGTGAAAAACAAGAGAGTGAATTCTTTAGGGATTTAAAAAGCCCAGCGCTTCAAACTCTAAATAAATTATTAAAGGCTAAAAGTGAGTTTGTTCGTTATAGTACAGCAGTATATATTGTAGATAAGACAAATATTGATTATAAAGAGAAAGAACAATTAGCTAACAAGAAAATTGAAACTGAAATTAAAATGCTTGAGAAGAAAATCGAACAAATTGATAAAGGTGACGCAGGTACCGAAGATAAGATACGTCAGTTGCATAACGCTATAACGGATGTGATCTCTAATGAGTAAACTTAACAAACTCTACACAGATAAACAGATAGAAATCTTGAAGGAAACACAAAAGAGAGATTGGTTTATGCTTATCAATCACGGTGCTAAACGTACAGGTAAGACGATATTAAACAACGACTTATTCTTGCGTGAATTAATGCGTGTACGTGATATTGCAGATAAAGAAGGCGTTGAGAGACCTCAATATATTCTAGCAGGAGCAACACTAGGTACTATTCAAAAGAACGTGTTGATAGAACTGACGAATAAGTACGGATTAGAGTTTAACTTTGATAAGTATAATTCGTTCATGTTGTTTGGTGTGCAAGTGGTACAAACAGGTCACAGCAAAGTAAGTGGTATTGGTGCCATACGTGGTATGACTGCGTACGGTGCATATATCAACGAGGCATCGCTAGCACATGAAGAAGTGTTTGACGAGATTAAATCACGTTGTAGCGGACTAGGTGCAAGGATATTAGTGGACACTAACCCTGACCACCCTGAACATTGGTTGCTAAAAGATTATATAGAGAACACAGACCCTAAAGCTGGTATATTAAGCTATCAATTTAAGCTCGATGACAACACGTTTTTGAATGACAGATATAAAGAATCTATTAAAGCATCAACGCCGTCAGGAATGTTCTTTGAAAGGAATATTAATGGTAAATGGGTATCAGGCGACGGGGTTGTATATGCTGACTTTGATTTAAATCAAAATACCATTACCTATGATGATTTGGTGAAAGTACCTATTAAAGAGTATTTTGCAGGTGTCGACTGGGGATTTGAGCATTATGGATCTATTGTGTTATTAGGAAGAGGTATTGACGGCAACTTTTATTTTATCGAAGAACATGCTCACCAATTTAAGTTTATTGAGGATTGGGTGGACATAGCTAAAGGTATTGTTGCAAAGTATGGCAATATTAATTTCTATTGTGATACCGCCAGACCTGAATATATTACTGAATTCAGACGACATGGTTTAAGGGCTATCAATGCAGACAAGAGTAGATTATCAGGAATAGAAGAAGTAGCTAAGTTGTTCAAACAGAATAAGTTATTTGTGCTATATGATCATATGGATAGATTTAAGCAAGAGATATACAAATACGTGTGGCACCCTACAAACGGAGAACCAATTAAAGAGTTTGACGATGTGTTAGATTCATTACGATACGCTATCTACACACATACTAAACCTGAAAGATTAAGGAGGGCGAGATAACGGTGTACAAACTAATAGACGACATTAGGGAACAAGGTATTTTACCCAAACACATAGAGTCATTAATCGAATCGCATAAAGACGATAGAGAACGTATGATAAACCTTTACAACAGGTATAAGACTCACATTGATTACGTACCGATATTTAAACGCAGTCCAATCGAAGAAAAAGAGGACTTTGAACGAGGTGGCAATGTTAGACGTTTAGATATATCTATAAACAACAAACTAAACAATTCATTTGATAGCGAAATTGTAGATACACGTGTTGGTTATTTACATGGTGTGCCTATTACTTATGACTTGGATGAAAACACGGCGAAGAACGACAAGCTCAAAGAGTTTATTGCTAACTTTATCTTACGCAATAACGTTGATGACGAAGATTCTGAGATGGGTAAAATGGCTGCGATTTGTGGATATGGTGCTAGGTTAGCTTATATCGACAAAAGCGGAGATGTAAGAATAAAGAATATAGATCCATTTAACGTAGTGTTTGTAGGTGACAGTATATTAGAACCTACATATTCATTACGTTATTTTTATGAAGTAGACGATGACAACGGTAAAGAATATGTCTATGCAGAGTTTTATGACGATACTTACTACTACGTATTCCGTGGCGAAGGTATAGATGCCTTACAAGAAGTTGGCAAATATGAGCATCTATTCGATTACAATCCATTGTTTGGTGTGCCTAACAATAAAGAGATGTTAGGTGATGCAGAGAAAGTGATACACTTAATTGATGCCTACGACTTAACGATGAGTGATGCGTCGAGTGAAATAAGTCAGACACGTCTAGCATACCTTGTATTACGTGGAATGGGTATGAGTGAGGAAATGATACAAGAGACTCAAAAGAGTGGCGCATTTGAGTTATTTGACAAGGATATGGACGTTAAATACTTAACTAAAGATGTTAACGATGGAATGATTGAGAATCATTTAGATCGTATCGAGAAGAACATCATGCGCTTTGCTAAATCAGTTAACTTTAATTCTGATGAGTTTAATGGCAATGTTCCTATCATTGGTATGAAATTAAAGTTAATGGCACTAGAGAATAAGTGTATGACTTTTGAACGTAAGATGACAGCAATGTTACGTTACCAATTTAAAGTTATCTTGTCGGCATTAAAGCGTAAAGGATACAACGTGAATGATGACAGTTATTTGGATTTAATATTTAAATTCACTCGTAATATTCCAGTGAATAAACTTGAAGAATCACAAGTGTTGATTAACCTAAGAGGACAAGTATCTGAACGTACTAGATTAGGGCAATCACAGTTAGTTGATGACGTCGATTATGAGTTGGACGAAATGGAACGAGACAACTTCGAGTTTAACAACAATTTGCCTAACATAGATGAAGGTGATGCTAATGGCAGACCGCAAGATAACCAATCAAATACAAATTGATGAATACATCGAGCAACTGATTGTAAGGTCAGAAAAGGAACTTGAAGTGTTGTTTGCTAAGCGATTGAAAGTAATCAATCAAGAGTTAGCGGAGATGTTTGAAAAGTACCAATCAGATGACCCTCACGTAACATGGACAGAATTTAATAAGTACAATCGTTTGAACAAAGAGCTTGAACGCATTGGACAGATGTTAACTGAAGATTATAACCAAGTAGCCAAAGCTATTAAACAGACTCAACATAATGCTTACATCGAGAAGTATATGATGAGTCTTTATTTGTATGAAATGGCTACACAATCATCAATGCAGTTTGATGTGCCTACAGCTTCTGTGATTAACAAAGCAATAGAGCAACCGATAGAGTTTATTAAACTACTCCCAACGTTGCAGAAGCATCGCAATGAGGTGCTTAAGCGTATTAGGATACACATTACACAAGGCATCATGAGTGGTGAGGGTTATTCTAAGATAGCCAAAGCGTTACGTGATGATTTGGGTATGGCTAAGGCTCAATCGTTGCGAGTGGCACGTACAGAGGCAGGCAGAGCGATGTCACAAGCAGGATTAGACAGTGCTATGGTAGCTAAAAACAATGGTATGAAGATGATGAAGCGTTGGTCAGCTACTAAAGATGCGCGCACACGTGACACACATCGTCATTTAGACGGTAAGTCAGTAGATATAGACGACAACTTTAAATCTAGTGGTTGCGTGGGTCCTGCCCCTCATCTATTTGTTGGCGTAGCTAGCGCAAAAGAGAATATTAACTGTCGTTGTAAGTTGTTGTATTACATTGATGAAGATGATTTACCTGGTGTAATGCGAGTACGTAATGACGATGGAACAACGGAGGTAATACCTAACATGACGTATTTTGAATGGGAAAAGTCAAAACGGAAAGGTTAAGGTGATCCAATTATCTCGTTAGCGGTAGACGTTAACCGCTCGACCTGAAGTATGTCGTTAAACTGCTTTTTTATTATGTACTTTTCGGACTTAACGGTACGCGAAGGACAAAAAAGGAGCAATGATATATGAATGTCGAGGAAATCAAAAATTATTTTGAAGAACACAAAGACGACAAAGAAGTTAAAGACTATCTAAACGGACTTAAGACGGTGTCTGTTGATGACGTTAAAGGCTTTTTAGATACAGAAGAAGGTAAGCGATTTATCCAACCTGAATTAGATCGTTATCACACAAAAGGTTTAGAGTCATGGAAAGAAAAGAATCTTGAGAGTTTAATCGAAAAAGAAGTACAAAAACGTAATCCTGAACAGTCAGAAGAACAAAAACGAATTAGCGCGCTCGAAGAAGAGTTAGAAAAACGAGATGCAGAAGCTAAAAGAGAAAAGTTGAGAAGTTATGCACTTGGTAAAGCGCAAGAAATGAATATCCCATCCTCTTTGGTAGATAGATTCCTAGGCGAAACTGATAAGGATACTGAAGAGAATTTAAAGGCTCTAAAAGAAACGTTTGATAAGTATGTTCAAGAAGGCGTCGACTCTAAATTTAAAGCTAGTGGACGAGATGTCAGAGATGCACAAGATAACAATCAATCACCTTCGAACGTTAAGTCTATTGAAGAAATGGCACAAGAAATTAATATCAGAAAATAAAGCGAGGTAATAAATTATGGCAACTCCAACATATACTCCGGCTAATGTTATTTTGTCGGATTTTAAAAATGGTGTAATTCCAGCAGAACAAGGTTCATTAATTATGAAAGAAGTTATGGCGAATTCGGCTATCATGAAATTAGCTAAAAACGAGCCAATGACAGCTCAAAAGAAAAAGTTTACGTATTTAGCTAAAGGTGTAGGCGCTTACTGGGTTTCGGAAACTGAACGTATCGAAACTTCTAAACCTGAATATGCGCAAGCAGAAATGGAAGCTAAGAAAATCGGTGTAATCATTCCTTTATCAAAAGAATTCTTAAAGTGGACTGCTAAAGATTTCTTTAACGAGGTTAAACCTTTAATTGCAGAAGCATTCTACAAAGCGTTTGACCAAGCTGTAATCTTTGGTACTAAATCACCTTACAACACTTCGACAAGTGGTAAACCACTTGTGACAGGCGCAGAAGAAAAAGGAAATGTTGTTACAGATACTAACGATTTATATGTAGACCTTTCCGCATTAATGGCTACAATTGAAGATGAAGAATTAGATCCTAACGGTGTATTAACTACACGTTCATTCCGTAGTAAAATGCGTAATGCATTAGATGCAAACAAACACCCATTGTTTGATGCAAACGGTAATGAAATTATGGGATTACCTTTATCTTATACAGGTGCAGATGTGTTCGACAAAAAACAATCATTAGCGTTAATGGGTGACTGGGATTATGCACGCTATGGTATCTTACAAGGTATTGAGTACGCTATTTCAGAAGATGCAACATTAACTACACTACAAGCATCTGACGCATCTGGACAACCAGTATCATTATTCGAACGTGACATGTTCGCATTACGTGCTACTATGCACATCGCTTACATGAATGTTAAACCTGAAGCATTTGCAACATTGAAACCTTCTGAGTCTGGAGTTGGTGTAGGTGGTTAATAAAGCAGAAGAAATTAAGGTGAAACGTGATGATGAGACCATCACTGTAACACGTAAAGCATTTGATGCTTATTACAGTCAAGTTGGTTATCAAGAGGTTAAAACACGACGTACAGCGTCTAAAAAGAGTGAGTGATAATTATGACTCTTTACGAAGAAATTAAACTTCTTCTTAAAAAGAATGGGGTTGAAATTAAACCTGATGAAGAAGATTTATTTAAAATGGAAGTTGACGGAATACTAGAAGATGTTAGAGATGTAACAAACAATGACTTCGTAAAAGACGGTCAAGTTGTTTATCCCTATCCAATTAAAAAGTACGTTGCAGACGTATTAGAGTATTATCAACGTCCTGAAGTTAAAAGGAATTTAAAATCTAGAAGTATGGGGACGGTGTCGTACACGTATAACGATGGCGTTCCTGATTACATTAGTGGCGTGTTGAATAGATATAAGCGTGCTAAATTCCATGTTTTTAGAACTTTAAGATAGGGGGATTGATTATGTTTGATCCATTCAATGAGTATCCCCACACAATCACTAAAGTTAAAAAGACTAAAGTAAATAGTTATCCCAACCCAACCGTAAATTATGAAGAAGTTACTACGTTCAACGGATTTATGGACACACCTACAACTTCTGAAACACTTAAGTACCATCAAATGGGTAAATCTTTCGATAGAAACTTATATACAAGGTATGACATACCAATAAATAAAGAAGATTACTTTAAATACGAGGGTAGAATCTACCAAATTATAGGTTATCCAGTAGACCAAGGTGGTATGCACGAAGTCAATCTTACTCGTTTGCAGGAGGTACCGTATGGCAAAGGTTAAATACGGTGCTGAATCACTTGTGGCTGAGTTGGAAGATTATCGTGAAGAAATGGAAGATTGGGTTAAAAAAGGGGTTGCTAAAACAACACTTAAAATCTATAACACTGTGATTCACTTAATGCGAGTTGATACTGGATTCTTGAGACAATCAACGACTGTTGATTTTGAAAATGGTGGATTTACTGGTGTTGTAAAAATAGGCAGTAGCTATGCATTGTACGTAAACTATGGCACGGGAATTTATGCCACAAAAGGAAGTAGAGCGCACAAAATACCATGGACTTATAAAGATCCTAACGGTAAATGGCACACTACCTACGGACAAATGCCACAGCCATTTTGGGAACCTGCTATCGACGAAGGCAGAAGAGTATTCAAACGATATTTTAGCTAGGAGTTGTTAATATGTGGGTAACGGCAGAACCACTCTTGTATTACAAAGTTATAAATAATTTAGTACAGAACCCTATCACTGACAGATTAGTCGGTGGTAGGGTTTTTGATTGCGTTCAAAAAGATGTCGCTTACCCATATATTGTGGTGGGTGAATCGAATGTAACAGAGAGTGAACGCTCACCAGGTATGCGTGAAACTATTGGTATTACATTTCATGTTTACAGCCAATATGAGAACGGTGCAGAGGCTAGAGAGTTGCTTAAGTACCTTAATTACGCATGCCGACAACATTTAGAATTTAGAGATTACGAAATAGATTGGATTAAAAAAGATAATTCTCAAGTTTTTACTGACATAGATCAGTTTACAAAACATGGCGTACTACGATTGCTATACAGAGTGCGTCATAAAACTTTACAAGAAGGAGTGTAGCTAATGAGTACAGGTTATATTGCTGTGTGTGAGCCTACTAATAATACGCTAGGTGTTATGGGTTTATTAGTATCGGACTTGCAAGAGGGCGAAACTAAAATTTCTTCAGAGCTATCAGAAAAAATTGTAGCAGGCAAGACTGATTACTCTTATCAATCTGTAGCAGAAGAAATTAATTTAACATTTGGTCGTATTCCTGGAGATAAAGGACAAGACCAATTTAAGAAAGCTATTAAAGAACGCAAACAAATCAAAGTTTGGTTAATTGAAAAGAAAAAAAGAGAAGATGGATATCATGCTGCATTTGGTTACACAGTTGTTGAAGAGTATGGTAATTCGTTTGATGATGAGGAAGATACAATTGAAGTAACAGTCAAAGTAAAATTTAACACTGCTGACGGTGTTTTCGAAGAATTGCCACCATCATGGTTAGATGCTTCAGTTGCTGGTACTACTGTTGAATTTGAAAAACCTGGTGAATACACAGGAGATTTGGAAGAACGTAAGTCAACTAGCAAGTCTTTTACAGTTAGCAATGTAGATGAGTCTGATTCAGAGTTGTAATAAGTTAAGGGGCATTGCGCCCCTATTTTTTTATATATGAAAAGTGAGGTTATCCATTAATGAGCGAACAAAATGTATTCCAAGCGGAAAAGTTTGAACCGATTACAGAATTAGAAGTTAACGATATTACTTATAAAGCAAAAGGTACTTTTATGTTTGATATTCATGCCGAAAAGTACGCAAAAGAAGATTCAGAGGGGAATAAAGCATCGGGTTATCACCACATTATGCAAGGGATTCTAAACCGCAAGACTACTGCTATTGTAGAGTTTTGGGATTGCGCGCTAGCCCATATTAAACAACGCCCTTCAAAAGAAGATATCCAAGACGCCATTTTGAAAGTTATTGAAGAAAAAGACGGTACTATTGGATTGTTACAAGGTGCTATTCAAGTGTTGGGCGAATCGGGTTTTTTCAAGGAAGAGTTCAAGATGTTCTGGTTCCAAATGAATCAAGCGCCGAAGTTAGTCAAAGAAGAGGACAAAGAAGAGGCGAAGAACGCGCTACCATTCATGAAAGCAACATACACAACCCTTACGGGCAAAGAACCTTACTAAATTACAGCGAAATCAGGATTAAAACAGCACAATATTTAGGTTATATAAGTGCAAATGAGCTGTATTTAATGACCCCTAAAGAATGGCAAGATTGGATTAGGGGTGCTAGAGAACGTGAGTTAGATCAACTAGAGTTTAATTTGCATCAAGCAACTGCTAATGCAATGGCACAAAGCAAAAAAGGCGTTAAACCTATGCTTAGACAGATTGCTAAAGCGCGTGAGAATCTTGGTAAGAATGTTCAAGCGATCCAACATGATAAAGAGAGAATCATTGAACAACGTAAGACATTAAGACAACGACAAATTGAAGAGGCAGAGGCATTATTCTTCAAAAAGAAAGGAGAGTAATATGGACACAAACTTTGTTGCGCGTATTAATGCGATAATCAGTAACTTTGAACGTGGAGTGCGTAAAGCTCAAAGATTGGCTAAAACAGCTGTGCCGAATGAAATTGAAACAGAAATTACCGCTAACACAAATAAGTTCCAAAGAGCGTTAACAAAATCAAAAGCAATGGCTCAAAAGTGGCGAGAGCATACTGTAGATATAGACGGTGATATTGGTCCTGTTAAACGAGCAATACTTATTACCAAGGCGATGCTTAAAAGTATTAGAAAACACACTGTAAACATAGATGTAGACGTAAATAAATGGGATTTACTAAAAGCGAAAATGGTCGATACATGGCATAACGGTGGTAAGGCTTTAGGCGAATTTAGTGACAAAATGGACCATTTAGCTGGACGCATCAGGTCATTTGGTACTGTATTCGGCCAACAAATCAAAGGTATGGTTATAGCATCATTTCAAGCGTTAATACCTGTAATTGCAGGATTAGTGCCGGCTATTATGGCTGTAGGTAATGCATTGAAAGTAGTTACTGGTGGTGCGGTAGCATTATCAGGAGCTTTAGCAATAGCGGCAGGTGGTTTTGTTGGGTTTGGTGCTATGGCTATTAGTGCATTAACTATGCTCAAAAATGGTACGCTACAAGCTACTAATGAGACAAGAGCTTATCAACGTGCTTTAGAAAGTGTTAAGGATACGTGGGCGTCTATTATTAAACAAAATCAAGCTCAAATCTTCAATACAATGACCAATGGCTTAAATGCCGTTAAAGTTGCTCTACAAGGGTTAAATCCATTTTTTAGTGGTGTTGCATTACAAATGGAAAAGGCGAGCGCTAGCGTGCTTAAATGGGCTAAAACAAGCCAAGTCGCAAAGCGTTTCTTTAAAGAAATGGGTACAACTGGTGTAGCTATATTTGGAGATTTATTGCGTGCAGGCGGTCAATTTGGCGCAGGTATGATAAGTATGTTTACACAATTGATGCCACTTTTCCGATGGTCATCACAATGGCTACGTAGAATAGGCGAAGATTTTAATAAATGGGTTAACAGTGCTAAAGGGCAAAACGCTATTAAACAGTTCATGGAGTATACAAAGACTAATCTACCTATAATCGGTAATATTTTTAAAAATACATTTGCTGGTATTAATAACTTACTTAAAGCTTTTGGACAGAATTCAACTAACATCTTTAAGTGGCTAGAACAAATGACTGCTAAATTCCGTGAGTGGTCTGAAACGGTTGGTAAATCAGAAGGGTTTAAGAAGTTTGTGCAATATGTTCAAGAGAATGGCCCAGTGATCATGAAACTTATCGGAGATATAGTTAGAGTGTTGGTAGCGTTTGGTACTGCAATGGCACCAATAGCAAGTGCATTACTTAAAGTTATAGGTAAAATTGTAGAATTTACAGCCGCATTATTTGAAGCACACCCTAATGTAGCACGATTCTTTGGAATATTAACTATTCTAGGTGGTGCGTTTTGGGCATTAATGGCACCTATCATGTTTATTAGCTCAATTCTAAGACATGTCTTTAACGTTTCATTACTACAAGCAGGTAAATTCATTTTTGGTTTTATCAAGAACGCAGGTATATTGAGGGGTGCTTTAAACTTACTCAAAGGCGCATTTATGATACTTACTAAACCAATCGGACTAATTACAAGAGCGTTGCCATTATTAGGTGGTGCGTTAGCTGGAATATCTGCGCCTGTGTGGATAGTAATAGGGGTTATAACAGCCTTAGTTGGTGTTATTGTGTGGTTGTGGAAAACAAATGAAGATTTTAGAACGGCAGTTATAAATGCGTGGAATATGCTAAGGGATGGCATCGGTAATGCGATAGCAGGAATACAACAGTGGTTAACCAACTTGTTTGCAAAAGTAAACGAGACTTTACTACCAATAATGCCAATCCTTCAGCAAATAGGACAATTCGCCCAACAATTCTTAGGCGTCGTTTTTGTGACCGCTATAAATACACTAATCACCGTATTTGGTGGTTTGTGGACTATAGTTTCAGTAGTCTTTACTGCAATAGGTACTATTATTTCTGCAACAATCCAATTAGTAGTTGGTCTTTTCACAGCATTTATTCAGTTTTTATCTGGTGACTTTTCAGGAGCATGGTTAACCTTACAAACGACAATTTCGAATGTTGGCCAAACTATTTGGGCAGGTATCCAATCAATTTGGTCTCAAATCCAACAATTTTTATTCGATACTTATAGTAGAATTACTGGTCAAACAGTATCTAGTTGGTCTCAAATTTGGCAAAATACAGTCAATTACCTTACGCAAATTTGGAGTTCTGTATCAAATTGGTTCTCACAAGTTGTATCTACTATAGGCGCTAAAATGGGGCAAGCCCTAGCATTAATCGTTTCAATCGGTTTTCAATGGGTTCAGTCAATAATTCAAGCTATGAGTAATTTCCTAAATTCTGTAGTCCAAGGGTTTTGGAATGTTGTTAACGCTTGTCGCAATGGAATGCAGAACGCACTAAATGCAATACGTAGCTTCTTTGGTAGCTTTATAGAAGTCGGACAATACTTAATGCAAGGTTTAGCCAATGGCGTCAAGGCAGGTATTGGTTGGGTTGTTGATGCAGCTAGAGGTGTAGCAGAACGCGCTGTTAGTGCTGCTAAAAGCGTATTAGGAATACATTCCCCTTCTAAAGTATTTAAAGGTATCGGGCAATTCGTATCACAAGGATTAGGAATCGGTATAGCTGACCACGCTTACAAAGCGGTAGACGCTGTGAAGAATGTTTCTAATCAGATGTTAAGTGCATTTGATGCTAACTTAGTTCCTTCAATGGATTTGAGTGGACTTAATAGTTCAATCGCTAGTGATTTGAACGGATTCTTAACAGACGATGTACAACATACTTTAGCAGAGGCAAATAAACCTGTAGTTAATATTCAAGTTACCAATGAAGGCGACATAGATTTAATCAGAAATACAATCAGAGATATGGATAGTAATGAGTTTTACACATAAGGTGGTGGTAAGTTGATTGTTAGAGATGTAGAAGTAGTGAGTGACAAGACGTATAGGGTATCTGACAATCCCTTTACCAATAAAAGGGTAACTGTTAAATCACTAAATATAAGTGATATAGATCGCGAATATAGCTACGAAGAAATCGAACGTTTAAGCGGTCGATTACACACTGGTGTTAAGGAAAGCGCTAGAAAAGCGGTATTAACACTTGAATACAATGTAGATAAGTTAGCACAAGCTATACATTTAAGAAATCAACTTGCCACACTTTTTAGTGGTAAGTTTTATTTGCGTGAACTTGTACCTGCGTTAGTAGAGATACCCTTTCAAGGTTTTAACGAACCTGACTTTAAATTTAATTTAAACTACGCAAGCGGACTTCAATTAGAATTTAGACTGGTTAACATTGGTGACTATGATACAAATCGTACTAGTGGAGAAATAGAGTTGCAATTTGAAACTTCAGAAACGCCTTATTATCAAAGTATTGGTAGAAGTTTAAATTTAGAGAAACTAGATACCAATTATTTATGGTCTACAGATATGGGAATAGAAATGCCAGTGAGTAGCGCTAAACGTAAATACACATTTGAGAATGTTAATTCAGGCAACGTTTATTATTACGGTACAAAGCCAATCGACCAGTTTACATTTGATAGAGTCGTGACAATAACACTAGGCGAGGATACTAAAAAGTTTAGTTGGAATCTTGAACATTCAGAAGTAATGACGATAGAAGGTTTAAATTTAAAAGCAGGAGACACTATAAAGTTTGACGGATTACAAACTTATAGAAACGGTGTATCAATCGATGACTACACTCGTTTGTCTCAACCATATTTTGATTTCGGGTGGAATTACTTCACTATTAATCAAACTGTCCAAAAAATTGTGTTCGATATGAAATTTTATTATAGGTAGGTGGTGGTACTTTGCCATTCTTGATAAAAAATAGGGTTGGTAAAGGCTACCCTGTTTATGCACCAACAGTTGTAAACGAAAAATTAAAAGATGACGGTAGTTTAAATTTCGATATTATAGAAAATGAAAATACACATGATCTAATCAGTGCGGTATCGAAAATGTGGACAGTGCATAAAGTCGCTGGACCTGATGATAAAAAGATATACGTTATTACTATTATTGACCGTAAGAGTAAGGGAGATAAGCAATATTTAAGTATTACTGCACGAGAAAAAGAAATTGATGACTTAATGGTTTCCCGTATTTATTCTAACGTTACTGGTAGTTTTACAGTTGAGGAATATTTCAAGCTTGTATTTCAAGGTACCGGATATAAATACAACATACCAATACATGTGCCTTCTAGCCGTTGGGAAAATGCGGGGGAAGGTGAATCTAGGTATGACATGTTTAAAGCTGGGTTAGACCGATATGGACTTGAATATGAGTATGATGCAACAACTAAAGCATTCACTTTAAAGCCTTTTGTGAGTAATACGACTAAATATTATATTTCAAGCAAGGTAAATGCTAACAACATAAAGTTAGAAGAAGATGCTAGCGAAGTATACACCTATATTGAGGGTTACGGAGATTTCGAAGAAGATGGTAACTTCCTAGAAGGTGGTTTACGTGTAAAGTATACACACCCACTTGCCAAGGTTATCGGCAAGCGAGATGCTCCACCTAAAATAGATGGTCGAATTAAAGATCCTGAACTAATGAAAAGAGAAATCGAAGCCATTATAGATCAATCATTAAAAACATCTTTGTCACTCGATTTCGTAAGTTTGAGAGAACAATTTCCTGACGCAATACCACGTATTGGCGATTTAGTACCAGTGCGTGATGATATCATCGATGTAAACGATAAGGTGCGTATCATTGAGATTAAGACTAAACGTGATGCACACAATCGAATCATTAATCAAGATGTTGTGTTAGGTGACCAAAGACGGCGTGACCGTTATCAAAAAAGTGTTAACAATGCAGCTACCCTAGCTAATGGATTAGGTGGGGGTAGCACCGGTATTAGATCTATAAATTCTGTTTCCAAAAAAATTGATGCGACTGCTAAAACAGTAACTAAAGTGACCGAAACTTCTGGCGCATTAGAATATAACGGATTAGGAATACACGCTAAAGACGGTAGTAAGTATTTGTCGTATATGAAAGATGGTATTAAAAGTAGTAATGACGCTGGGAATAATTATACAGTTTTAATGAATGGCGATGGCTTTAATATGGACGCCATGAAAGTCGCTACACAATCAACTAACGGACTAATGAGCAAAGAGGATAAGGTCAAATTAGACAAGATTAGTGATACGCCTCAACCAAATACAAACGGTTTAGTTATTACAGGTGAGGATGGTAAGAAATACAATATTACGGTAAATACAAGTGGCCAATTGATAGCCAAGGAGGTTTAATGATTGAAATTAAACTTATTTAAAAAATTAGATGTATTTTTCAATGATAAATTTATAAGTCAAAATGAGAGCAACTACGAAAAGATTGAGAATGCTTTCGAGGGAATAACAGACGATATTGAATATCATAGAAAAAATGAGAAAGATGCTCATAATTCTGATAATGTAACTCACTACACAAAAAAAGGTCAAAAAACTAACGTTGGTGACGAGTTAAGGTATCAGAACGAAGTAAATGACCATTTAGTATTAGGCGCATTAGGCAATGGTCAACAAGAAGTTAGACAAAGTCGTGTATCAATTGACGCAATCCAACATAACACGTTGGAGGAGCGATTGAAACACGACTTTTTGCGTGAAAAAAACGACCGAGAAAAAGGTTTGAAAAACTTATTAGATAAAATCAATCGGGTAGTGAACGTCGATGAATTTGGAGCCGACCCTACAGGTGTTAAAGACAGTACAGAAGCTTTTAGAAAAGCGTTTGGTAACGGTAATGTACAAGTAACTATGTCAGGCGGTACCTATAAAGTATATGGTTTAAGATTACCTAACAACACTAGATTAGTTGGGCAAGGTAAAGATATTACAACAATTAAACTAGCAGATGATGCGCCTGCAGATGCAATTGTAGTTACTAACCTAACAATGGGTGGCAATGCAAAGAATATTGCTATTGAGAATTTTAGTGTAAATGGTAATAAAGGGCGACAAGGTGGAGTGTTGAAACCTGCTGGAGGTTCACTCTCAAGTGGCGTAAGATTCGCAGGTGTTAAGAATGGTTATATTTACAACATTAAATCCTATAACAACCTACTACATGGTATCGACGTCACATACGGCGTAGACGAATACTTTTATGGTGGCGACGGTGCTAGACCGAGTGAGCTACTGGAAAGTAAATATGTGCATGTGAATAATTGCGAAACGCATACCTTTGGTGATGATGGCATAACTACTCACTGGAGTAGATACATTCTGATTACAGATTGTTATTCACATGATCCAGTTGGTGGAGGTAATAACAACGGCATTGAAATTGATGACGGTTCACAATTTATTTTTCTTTCTGATAACAAATCAGAAAATAACTACGGTGGCCTTGAGATTAAAGCGCATGAACCAGCGTGTGCGCCTCAAAATGTATTCGTTAACAATCATTTATCTATACGTGACACACGAGCTTATAATATTCGACACATTGGGCATCACAAAGCAAGTGACGCTCAATCTAAAACTGCTTACAATGTAGTGTTAAATAACTGTAGTGCAGTATATCCGCAATTTAATGAGGTTTACCCTGGAACAACGCCACGTGCTATCGTTGTATGTGCGTACCGCAATGTATTAGTAAACAATTTTAGTGCAATTGGCGATTCTAAATGGACTGCTAAACAACCAGTAGTGGTTGTTCAATACAGAGCAGAGAATGTTACGTTTAACGGCGTCAACATTCAAGGTTTTACAGAGGCTAGTGCTGATTTAAAAATTATGGGTGGCGCGAACAGACCTAAAAAAGTCACTTTTGCCAACATCAACCTATTCAAATCTTCTAAATACATTGGTATCGCGGGTGGCGGTCAGGTGTACGACACTAAGATTATTGGTGCTAATTTAATAGGTACTGGAACAGGTAACGCGATTGAGATGTACAATAATACGGCTGAAATCATCGGTGTACAAGCAGAAGGATATACTAATCAAGCTGTAATCAGTAAAAAGACTTACTCAAAAGTTCCAACTGTACTTAAAGGTGGTTTATCCGCAGGAGTAACAGGTGGTGGCGCCTTATCAGAAGTAGGTGCAGCTTTAGCCTCAACTGGTGGTTCATACGCCCACAGCGCTCGTTCATGGATTGCAGGTGTAGGTATGGGTTCACAAGCACACGGCTCACGTAGTGCTGTAATCAATTCCCTTGAGTCAGAAACTATTCCAGGTAGTTATTGTCAAACAATTGTTAATAGCCGTGGTGTAAAATCACGTGGTAACTATGCATTCTTGCTAGGTTATGGTGCAAATGGTGCAAGTACAGCTAATATCAAAATTGATATGTCATCAACAAGCGGTAATATTAAAACTGCAGGACAAGTAACAACTAGCAATAACTTTGCCGATTATGCGGAGTATTTCGAATCACAATCAGGTCAAGCGATTGCAAATGGCACGATTGTAACTTTAGAAGGACGTTATATTCGTAAATGCCAAGACAACGATGTACCGTTAGGGGTTATTTCAGGGACTGCAGGCATCATTTTAGGTGACCAAATATTCCATCACAAAGATAGATTTAAGCGTGATGAGTTTGGTGTCATTATCACTGAAAAACAATTGAAAACATGGACTGATGATAAAGGTAACGAGTATTCAGAATACATTGATGCGCCTGTAGAACGCGAAGATTATGTCGAAAATGAGCACTATGAATCACGTGCTGAACGTCCTGAATGGAATGTTGTAGGGCTTGTAGGGCAAATTTACATTGCAATTGATGATACCGTACAAAAAGGGGACTGGCTACGTGCTAAGAACGGTAAAGGTACTAAAGATAACGTGAATGGTTATTACAGAGTTATGGAAGTTACCACGCCTTATGATGCTAGCAAAGGGTATGGCGTAGCCGTTTGCTATGTTCACCCAGTAACAAAAGGGGGTTTCTCTGAATGACAAATTTAGATAAAATCGGCGTTTTAAAACAAGAGAATACACCATATTACAAGCCTATCTCATCAACGCAGATAGGCTTTTATAATACCGATAGCAATACTGCTCAATTACGTTTCATTGTGCATAGAAATGGATTCCCTTATCAATTAGGGCCAGTCAACATTACTGGTTATCTATGGTTGAAGTCGTCAAATGGAAGCATGTCGGGCCAATTAGATTTAGAAATTATAGACTCTAGTGGTGGCATTGTTGGTGCGACAGTACCTAATGAATTCTTGAAGGCTGCAACTGAAACCGAGTGTGAAGGTCAAATATTATTAGCGGTAAATGGTACAACTGATATTGCTACTTTAGGGAAGTTTAATTTTTATGTTGCCGACTCATTGCCTAACCAAATCAAAGGCGAGGTTAAGGTTCAATACTTTAGAATGTTCGACGATTTAAAAAATGCATTGGAAGAAAAAGTAGCGGATATTGAAAAGTCTCTTGAAACATTAGGAGATTATGTAACGCAAGTACAAGATGCAAGTCAACAAGCGTTAGATCGCATGGAAATAATTAAAAACGAAGTTACATCAACAATAAACAATGTGGCTAGTACATCTAAAAGCGAATTGTTGTCTTTACTGACCCAATATAAAAACGATGTTGAGGTTGTGGCTACTAATAGCGAATCATCAATACAAGCTAAAGTTGATGAAGGAAGTAAAGCTATTGATACAAAAGTGAGCGATTCTGAAAGTTATATTGATGGTAAAATTCAAGAATTCAACACTGCATACAACAGTAATGCTTTTGCGACGCCTAAGGATGTCGATGCTAAAATCAATACTTTGGATTGGCAAAAATCGCCATTAACCACAAATGCTGGAATGGCTATTAGCATTCGAGATTTAGATTTTAACAACCCCTCTAACTTAATAACAAAATCTGGATTATATTACCTTTATTCAGCTGTTAATGGTCCTAAAAACGTTGTTAGTAATGGATTTTTATCAGCGCACATTGTTGATGAAAATTATATGAAGTTTTATTACACACCGTACACATCAAACGAAGTATATATCCGTACTAAAAAAGGTGTTGATAGTTGGACGAATTGGCAAAAAATCAGCGAACCAAACGATACTGGTTGGATTGAATTTTTATTGATAAATGGTGCAGTATCTAATTCCGCATTTAATAGTGATAGCGAACAAACTGGATTTAAATGCGCTTACCGAAAAGTAATTAGCGGCGGTATAACTACCAACTATTTACGTTTAAACGGTTCGAATGTTACTAGCGGCCAAGTAATAGCCCAACTCCCACCTACATTTACAAAATATTCGCAGTCATTTCCTGTACGTGTACCAGTATCTAGCGCGTTTGCAGGTGGATATGTAACGATTCGCCCTTCTGGTGAAGTGAGATTTTATGTCAACGGAGAAACGAGCGGGTGGAACACTAAAACCGGTTATTTATATGGCGAAATGAATTGGATTGATAATTAAGGAGTGAATAAATTGAATATCGAAAAAGTAGTTTATAACGTGGATAACGGCCAACCATTTTTAGTTCTTACAGATAAGGATGGCGAAAGTGTATATCCGGAATTTGAATACACTGAAGTGCCTGTACCGGACGGACTATATCAGCCGTTCTACTTTGATCAACATCAAAATAAATGGATTGGCACATCTAAAGAAGAATTCGAAAAGCAACACGAGCCTGAAGAAGTAGCGCCTAACAAAGATATGTTAGTTGCAGAATTGATGGCACAAATCGCGGCGCAAGATTTAGAAATCAAAAATTTACAAAAAGTCACAGCAGAATTGTCTGTATCACTTGCTACAAAGGAGGAAGTATAAATGAGTTTTGGAAGTCTTAAATATATGTACAGTTTAGGTGTTTATACAAATGAAAAATTTAAAGTATTTGTAAGAGCAGAATGGATTACGCCAGAGCAATACAAAGAAATTACAGGTGTTGAGTATGTAGAGTAAAGGGGTAAACTTATGCGAAATAATATGAAAGACTTATCTTTTGCTGAAATCATAGCAGCTGTAATGGTTTTTTCCTATGGATTCAGAGAATTTATTCGTGGTGCTTTTTGGACAAAAGAACAAGAATCAGTACTAAGTGATTCTGATTTTTACAATGCTCTTCATAACATCATGCCTATTTGGGTGTGGGGGATAGTAGTAATGTTCTCCGCAATAATTGTAATGTCATCTTCGATTTATTTAAGTTCCAGTGATAAAAATACAAAGAGTAGCTGGTTATTATTCATCGGAGGCTTTACGTCTGGTATATTGTATTTCCTAATGACTAGCGCAAGCCTATACCACTCGATTAACTGGTTAACTCCAGCACATATGGGGTTAATGTCAGCTACAGGCTTTGTTGTTAGTTATATTGGGGGTGCAGACTTTGCCAGAAGAAGATAAGTACGTACTTCGTCATGAATGGATTAAGAAAAATGGTGATATTTACGAGAGAATAAACACTGACTACAAACATCATACAGAGGCGCTTAACACACTCAAGACGAAATTTGAAATACAAACTGTTCTACAAGAACAAACGATTTCTGAACAAAAAGAAACCAACGAGAACATCAAAGAGCTAACTAAGGTAATGACTGAATTTGGTAATGATGTAACAGAAATTAAGTACACTGTCAAAGATCATGACGGAAAGATTAATAGCATACAAGGAACAATCGATACCAAGCAAAAAGGCAGTATTCAAGTATTAGTTGCATTAATTAGTGCTGTTGGAGGTATAATAGCTGCTGCTTTTGGGTTCGCACAATATTTTTTTTAAGTCGGCGCTTACGCGTCGGCTTTTTATTATGCAGAAATGAGGTGCATAAATGGGATTACCAACTAGCGGTAAACCAACTGCAAAAGATGTTGTAGAATGGGCGTCTGACCTTGCTAGACGTGGTAAAGGTGTTGACGTCGATGGCTATTACGGTATGCAGTGTTGGGATTTACCTAACTATATACTTAAACGGTATTGGGGCTTTACAACATGGGGTAACGCCAATTCAATGGCCATTAAAAGTAATTATAGAGGATATAACTTTAAAATATACAGAAATACCCCTTCTTTTGTACCGTTGCCAGGTGACTGGGCGGTATGGGCTGGAAGTAATCCGGGGCATGTAGCAATTGTTGTAGGTCCTAGTAGTACAAGTAAGTTTGTAAGCGTTGAATAAATAGGTATAAGTTAGTGGATTGTAGTATAATATCATTGTAGGGGTGATATTATGGTTAAATATAATAAAGAAGAATATTTAGGTAAAACAAAAGGTATTTACACGTTTTTGGGAATGATAAATAAAACAAAAGCGATATTCAAATGTGAACTATGCGGGGATAAATATGAAGGCAATTTTTATAGTTGGGTTAAAAATGGAAGAAGAGTTTGTAAGTGTCAATTCAAAAACACTCATCATAAGTTATATGGCAGGTATGCTAAAATGTTAGCGAGATGTTATAACCCTCAATCAGAAAATTTTCGATATTACGGAGGTAGAGGTATTGATGTGTGTAAAAGGTGGAAAGATAATTTCCAAAATTTTTTAGATGATATGCAACCGAGTTATTTTGAAGGTGCAGAATTAGATAGAATAGATAATAATGGAAACTATGAACCTCAAAATTGTCGTTGGGTAACTCATTCTCACAACATGTTAAATCGAAAAGGTTTTAAAAACTCCACATCTTACCCAGGAGTAAGAATTACACCGCAAGGTAATTATCTAGGAAGAATTCAGATAAACAAAAAAGAATATCGTACAAAACGACATGATAACCCTGAAGATGCTTATAATTCACTAATGAAAATAAAACAGCGCCTTTATTCAGAAATGAATATTGAAAAACCTTCTTAATTCAGGGGAAGCCCTAACGTAAAGCCGAGGGTAATCCTGAGCGAAGCCTATGATTTATAGGAACGTGCAACGACTATCGAAAACACACTAAAACACTCATTTTTGGGTGTTTTTTTAAGTGGAAGTGAGTAGAGTACATTCAAGTGAATGGAAATAGAAGGCGACCTTAACGGTTGATGATATAGTCTAGTCTTTATAGAAATATAAAGCTGTCCTTAAAAGGGCGCACAATGACTAACGACCATTGTGGAATAAAACGAGATCAAAACTGGTACACAGCTAACTGGACTGGTAGTATCGCCCAAAAAATCACACACAACTACAACGGTGTAACTCACTTTGTTAGACCTCCTTATAAAAAAGCGCCAGTTATTATAGACCAACCTACTAAACCAACGCCTAAACCGCCAAGCAAACCAGTATTAACTGAAGAAGAAAAAGTACAACTTGAAAAAGCGGAACCGTCTAAGCCAGAAGTCAGATTTAAAGAGGTTACTGAAATTGTATACACCACTAAACGTGATGACTTTGGCACGCCTGATAGATTTGAGCATTTTGTTGCGTGGGGGCAAAGACGTACTGGTCCGGTTAAAGGGATTTCTATACGCAACGCGCACTCTATGCGATCTGTTGGTGATTTATATAATGACCGAAATAAATATATTAATTCAAGTGATTACCCGCATTACTATATTGATAGATTGGCAATATGGCAACCACGCCCTAATGATTACGAGTATCCGAACGACCCTAACAATATTGTAATAGAAGTATGCGGTGACTATAGCGATGATAAAGAGGGTTTTATATTAAATGAGTTATGGGCAATGATTATCGGAGCTACATTATTAGAGGAGTATAAAATCGATTTAAATTTTAAAAACATTAAAGTCGATAAACAAATGTGGCGCTCCCTAAAAGAACATGTTAACTGGGATTTTATAAAAGATGGATTCCCACCAAAAGAAAAGTTGGAAGAATTGGCAAAATCAGCCGTTGGATTATATGCCAATAAAGATAACTTATTAGTCAATAAAGCTGAATATAAAGTGACTAAATCCAAAATAAAAACGATTGTTAATAATAAAAATAAAGATATTGTAGCGCAAAATGAAGTGAAGAAGGAAACCGCCAATGCATCAAAATCCGTGGTTAAAACAACGCCTTCTACACCTAAAATTGTGGTAGAAAAAAGCAAATACACTTTTGGGCAAGCACTAGACAGGCAAATGCGTGTAGCACCTCAAATAAATAGTGGTTGGGGCTGGCATCATGCGAGCAGAACCCAAACTAGCAATGCAATGAATCCTACTAACATTTGGAATAATTCGAAGCAACGTTATCAAATGTTGAATTTAGGCAAATATCAGGGGATACCTGTTAGTAAATTAAATCAATTACTTTCTGGTAAAGGTACTTTAAGCGGACAGGGTAAAGCATTTGCAGACGGTTGTAAAAGATATCAAGTAAATGAAATCTATTTAATAGCACATGCTTTACTTGAAAGTGGACATGGTAAATCGAATTTTGCTAGTGGACGTTATGGCGTTTATAACTACTTTGGTATTGGTGCTTTTGATAGCAATCCGAACAACGCTATAACATTTGCTAGAAATGAAGGTTGGACTACACCAGCTAAAGCTATTATTGGTGGCGCTAAATTTGTGCGTAAGGGTTATATCGATAAAGGACAAAATACGTTATACCGTATGAGATGGAACCCTAAAAACCCTGCTACACATCAATATGCAACTGATATAAATTGGTGTAAACATCAAGCAACTACAATACATGATTATTATAAAATCATAAAAACAAGCGGAATGTTTTATACGCGCGATCAATACAGATGAGGTGGTTAAGTGATTTATAAAAATAAAGATATTAAAGTGGTAATCAATGAGCAGGGCGTCGATATAGGGAATATTGGCGCCAATTTTTATACAAAAGATTTAGGTACTGCCTCTATACGGATAAGTATTAATTGGAAAGGTTCAGTTTTAGATCTAAGCAAAACGACGTTAAAACCTAAATTAGATTTATTTTGTGAAGATGGTTCGATTTTTGTAAATGAACCGATTGAAATTGTATCTCCCGTCAACGGATTAATACAATACAACATAAGCAAAGATGTTGTTAAGCACGTCGGTAAGGTGACTGGTAAGCTATTCTTAACAGACGATGCTAATTCCATTCATGTAGTTACTTTTCACTTCAATATAAGTGATAGTGGAATTGATTCTGTTGTAACCAAAGAAGTGTCTGTAACATTAGTAGACGATACTGTACGCCGTATCATTAAAGAGAATGCCATTCAGTTATTAGGCGATGACTTTGAACCGAAATTAAAATCAGATGTAATGGAATATTTAAATGATAACGTAGATACTTTCAGAGGTGTTAAAGGAGACGCTGGCCCGATTGGGCCACAAGGCGAACAGGGCGAGGTTGGCCCACAAGGATTACAAGGAGTTGAAGGTCCTGTCGGCCCACGTGGAGAACAAGGACCACAAGGAGAAGCTGGACCGAAGGGAGACAAGGGTGAACAAGGCCCTATTGGCCCTCAAGGCGAAACAGGTATACAAGGTCCTCCCGGTCCACAAGGGTTAAAAGGTGAAACTGGAGAACGAGGTTTACCCGGTCCAAAAGGAGAAATGGGATCACAAGGGTTAACTGGACCTAAAGGCGATACTGGTCCCATTGGTCCACAAGGTCCTGCTGGTGTATCGCCTGTAAAATCTGATACGGGTTGGCTAGACTTTACACTAATCAATGGTGTAAAAGAATATGGTACATCATACACACCTAAATACCGATTAATTAATTTAGATGGAGTAAATATACTAGCTCTCAAAGGTGCAGTTAAAGGTATTACAACATCGCCTATTACTATTGCCAATTTACCTAGCAACATTAGCAGTTTGGTTACAACTGATACCCCTTTTGTTCAGAACACAAGTACAAAAAGTGGCGGTGTAGCGTCTTTTGCAAGATGGACAGTAGGTGCTAGTGGAGCTGTTGAATTATTCAGAACGTCTACAGGTAATACAACATTAACTGAAAATGACTTTTTCCCAATTACAGCAACATTTATTCTTTAGTCGACCTTCACTGGTCGGCTTTTTAATTTAAGGAGATGAAATAAATGAATATAAATTGGAAATTACGGTTTCAAAACAAAGCGGTGCTTACTGGTTTGGTAGGTGCTGTTTTATTGTTTGTAAAACAAGTCACAGAGTTATTCGGATTTGATTTATCTGTTCAATTAGAACAAATCAGTGGTATTATAGGTGCAATCTTAACATTACTAGCAGGATTAGGCGTTATCACTGATCCTACTTCTAAAGGAGTATCGGATTCAGGGATTGCTAAAACGTACCAACAACCACGTGACAGTACCAATCCTGATGAATTTGTGGAATGGCAAGGGGTTAATTCAGAGATGACGCCTGATAAATCAGAAAAGGAACTTGTTACATTCGACACATCTTTACCGTTTACAGATGATAGCCATAACGTTAAGTACGATGTGAATGAATATGAAAGTGAGGTTAATAGCCATGACAGCGAAACTCACTAAGCAAGAATTTGTTAATTGGCTTAAACAATCTGAAGGCAAACAGTACGACATGGACGGGTGGTATGGATTCCAATGTTTCGACTATGCCAATGCAGGGTGGCAACAATTATTTGGTTATAATTTAAGTGGTGCTGGTGCCAAAGATATCCCGTTTGTTAATAACTTCACTGGTAAAGCAAAAATCATTCAA